CCCTTCCCCATGGTCGACCCGCCCGCCCTTGATCAGTGGACGCAGATTGCCTCGAATTGCGATGGTCCCTGTGCGATCGCAGCCTATGGAGCCAGGGTCTATATCTTCTACAGGACCAGTACCAATGTACTATGGAAGTACTATAGCCATGACTACGGCCAGTCCTGGAACAACGCTCAGCTCTACGCCCTGGCCGGCGCCTTATCAATGGCCGCTTGCTGGAAGGGAACCACCAGCACCGTCGTCTGCTTCGCCGCCACCCTGGTCAAGATCAGCGCCATCGTTCTCAACACCGACACCCAGGCGGCTGCCGAGTACTACTACAACCACGCCCTCGATACCACCTACGGCATAGGAGCCACCTACGACGGCAGCGACTTCCCCATCGTCCTGGGAGGGAAGGACACCGACTCCGGGACCGGAATAGTAGAGTACGCCTTATACCGCACCAGGCTGAGCTCCGGTTACTCGTTCCTGGGCTTGAAAATGCTCATCAGCGCCCACGACGACGTATCGACCGCCTTCAAGTACCCCGACTGCCACCAACCACCCTCACCGCAGGCCTACGAGGCCATACACCTCACTGTGGTAGAAGACTACACCGGTGTCACCGCCTACACCCGCCCGCTCCTCGCCCACCTGGTCAAGGACACCGACTGGTCCAGCGCCACTATCACCGAGCCCAGGTTCTTCCTGGACATCAGCTCCGCTTACGGCCTCCGGGTCATAGCCGACGGCACCTACTGGTGGATATCGATGCCGGCCGGCCTATGGAGAGCACCCCGGGCAGCCGACTCCCCCATCGACTTGACCCCATACATACAGCACCTGCAGCAGCTCGTCACCCACGAGAACACAGGCTCGCTCACCATCGTCCTCGATAACTCCAAAGGGTACTTCGCTTTACCAGGAGAGGGGGCGCTCGCTTCGCTTCGCTTCCGCGCCGAAATCGTCCTCAAGCACGGCTATAAGACCACGGCCGGCACGGAATCCGTGGCCGACATAAACTACTGGATAGACAGCTGGCAACACTCGTCCACCCCAAACCAGTCACTATTCACCATCCGGTGCCTGGACTCCTGGGGCCTCGCCGCCGCCTGGTCCGCCAGGTACTCGCTACGCTGGAATTACACCTCGTTTCAACCCTGCCGGGTCTGGGAGATCCTTTACCAGCTCCTGGGAAGGTTCGGGATCCGACTCTGGAACAACCCCTCCGCCCCTAAGAGCACCACCATAGACAACTATTACCCTGTGTTTCTGTCCAGAGGCGGTACCCACGCCGACACGCAGCTCAGCCGGCTATTAAGCTTCGTTACGGACCGCCTGGTCCCGAGGGAGAGCCTTTGCTTTGTTAAGAACTTGTTAAGCTCCGAGTCCAGCTCCTATGAGTACAGCAACCAGCCAGGATATCATCCCATCTTCGAGGGAGCCTTTGCCGACCAGCTCACCATCACCCACGCCCAGGTCAGCGGAGACACCGAGGACGAACCCCCCGTCCACGTCCGGGAGGGAGCCTTCGACTGGACCCTCCTCGGCGCCGGCATCGACAACCTCACCATGCAGTACGACGCTAACCTGGAGGAAGCCGACCAGGCCGCTAAGAGAGCCACCGCCCTTCTCCGCTCCCGACAGCTACTCGCCGCCCAGGCCATCGTCCTCGTCCCCACCAACGTGGGCCAGGAGCTCTACGACGTCATCACCATCACCGACGCTCGCTCCGGTATCGACCAGGAGAAACACAGGGTCCTGGCCATCCAGACCGACTACGACCGCCGCCAGGGTAACTACCACCAGCGGCTCACTCTGGGGGCACCGTGACTTGTTTTCCGAAAAAACATTACGCCGCCGTCACTGCCCGCCCTTATTGTAGGTATTAACATGCGACTCCAACCCCACTACCACTGCCCCAGGGGTCACCGGAAAAGAGACCGGCGCCGCAAGCTCGGCCGACCAAAGGGCGACGTCAAAGCCTGCTACGTCCGAATACGCCGCCGCTGGGTCCGAATTGGCTCCATGTGCCTCGACTGCCGCCAATTCCACTACGAATTGTGACCCCCGCTTAAGAAGAAACAAACAACGCAACAGTAGAGATGTTAAAAGGAAACACGGGGAGTCAAACAACAGTGATGCACAATGACACCATGACGATGACAGATGATGACAACAACAGCGAAGGAGAAGACAACAGTGAAGCTAGAAGAAGCCCAAACCATAGCAGATAGAGTGAAAGAAATCCTGACGCCGTACTGCGACAGGATAGAGATAGCAGGAAGCATAAGAAGAAGGAAGCCCCTCGTCCATGACATCGACATCGTCCTCATAGAGAAGGCAGACACAGCCTTAATGTTAAGCAGTTTATTATTCACGTTAGGTGTAGTGAGAATCAACGGTACCGATATAAAGAGGTTACTACTCACCGACCAGAACATCAGCGTTGACATATATCTGGCGACGCCAGCCACGTGGGCAACGTTGCTACTCATAAGGACTGGTAGTAAGGAGAACAACATAAGGCTAGCCACGACAGCCAAGACCCGAGGCTGGCATCTAAAGGCTAATGGCGACGGCCTATTCGACGACGAGAACAATAGAGTGGCGGGCGACACCGAGCAGTCCATATACGAAGCGTTAGGCATTCCCTACCAGGAGCCGGAGAACAGAGATGGACCATACGCACAGGTTCGTAATTGACAAGCAGAACAGAGGCACTTGCCCCTGCGGAGAGGTTAGACAGTTCCCTTGGCACAAGGGAGAACAGGTAATAGTATTAAAGAAGGGCGATCCGAGTATCAGCCGAGTATCTAAGAAGGAGGAACACATGCACCACAAACACCACCAAATACAGGACAGGCACAGGCATTACGAAGCCAACAAGGAAGGCCATCACGGCCGACCTTCTCAGTCAAGGCAGGTTGGCCACTCGTAAGAAGTGGAACATAACCAGCTCCACCTTATATAGCCTTGAGAAAAGATGGCTCACCGACGAACAGAGGTTGAGGTTAAAGATAGGCGTTAACCTCGCCACACCATCAGGCACGCCAGGGCCGACACCCCACCATTCAACCACCTCCCCATCCAACGGCCGGCTGCCACCATTTCCGCAGTTCTCCGGTACCTGGGATCCGTCAGTGCAGCACCAGTGGCTTGAGGTATACAGTGAGTTGGCCAAGAGAGAAACCACCCTGGCCACCCCTCCATGAACCCCAGTTCCTCCAAAGCCGCCCACCAACCTGATGCAGTTCAGCCAATCAATCGGGCCAGCCGGGGCACGAAGAACCACCCCACCCCAACCCAACCACCCCGACGCTGGAGCTCACCATGTCGCCCCCGAGTCGACGCCGTCTCGTTCTCATTCTGTCGGCTTCGCCGCCATGCAGGCGGCGCTTCCTGCAGGTCGTTCCGCCGCTCGCCGTTTTCGGCTGGCCTGAAGGCCGCCGCCTAAGAAGGCGGCGATGCGGCGCAGAAACACCACATCACAGTACAGTTACAACAACCATCCATCCATCCAACGACAGTCAGTCATCCATCCATCCACCGTTGTCATCACGTAACGCTGGGCCAGCGCCGCCACCGCCGGTCTTCCAGCCACAAGGTTAAAGTCAGCCCGCCGGGGCGGCGCTGCCCTCTGCACTCGGGGCAAACTCCCTTCCCCACCCAACCGGGCCAGCCGGGGCACGAAGAACCCCGACCCGTCCACGTCCACCCCGCTGGAATGGAGCTCACCCAGCTCCGATCGCCAGGCGGGCAGGGTGGGCAACAAGGAAGCATATCCGTTCTGCCCGCCAGTGCTCTCGTCGTACCCAGGGAAGCCGGGTCCGCCAGGTCGCCGCCTCGAGCGCAAAGAGGAGCTGAGGTTTTGCGCGCGTGAGGCGTCTCCGTGCCTCGCTCGGCGCCGAAAGGGCACGATCTCGGCAGGTCGGCATGCCTCCAGGAAGGCAGCGCCAATCCGATCGGGCCAGGCCCGACGCTGCGGAGGACACACAGGTTTCACGTGCCAGCCCCCCTTATGCCTGCTACTTTCTTATTGTCTCGTTCCGTGCTTCGCTCATTGGTGACCATCGCACCGTCCACTACTGTCCACTACCGTCCGCTGCGCTCTCGCTCAGCACTTCGCCGTACCGTCACTCTGAGCAAGGGCAAGGTGCCGCCCTGAAGGGTTTCACTTCCTTACGCAAGCGTAATGGTCGGAAAGTTTCGGCGCCACTCTGCCAATCCCGAATTTTTCCAGGGGCATTAGTGCCGTGCGCGCCCGAAGGGAAATCTTTTTGAGCCCAACAGAACGACGGCATTAGGTAACCAGGTTCGTGCGCGCCAGAGGCGGCACATCCAACTGCTAAGGGGGGAAAAAGTTCGGGCAGATGTGGCTGCACGAAACCGTCCCGATGGCCTTCGGCCTCGCCCTTGCTTTCCGCCATTTCCAGGTTCGTCCGAAGCGAAGCGTAGCTTGTAACTGGGGGAAATAAAAGCAGGCAGTTACCCCCCCGGGTGCTGCTTGCGAGAAGGAGGTGTCTCGTGTCAGTTCTCTTGTCCCATTACCCCCAGTTGCAGCCCGGTCTTTGCGCCCGTCTCGAGTGCCCTCGTGTGTGCTCCCGCGTGTGCCATTGCGAGGCTGGGCTCCGCCGCTCCAGGGCCAAGCTCGCTGAGCAGGCTCGGCGGCGCTTCGCCATCAGGGCGAACAGGCGCCAGGAGGAAATCTGCGCCAGGATCCGCAAGGCCAGCCTCTGCCCCCAGATCTGTCAGAGGGTCGGCGGGTGCTTCTTGCCCCAGCAGGGCGATCACCAGTCCGAGGCCAAGCGCAAGGTCTTTCGTTGCCAGTACGCGATTGATCTCCTGGTCTCCGTCGGAGGCTTGAAATGATCGGCACAGCCTACGACATCACCGACCCCCGCACCCTCAAATGCGAGTTCTGCGACCAGGTCGTCGCCGGCAGGATAATGGTCGACCTCTACGGCGGCAGCCTCATGGTCTGTCAGGCTTGCTACGAGCTGCTCCGCAACAGCCGCTCCAAGCCCTACTCCAAGGTCATGGAGAAGTTCTCCATGCGGTCCGTCGGGTACCTCGCCAACGTCAAGATGGCCAGGATGGGGCGGTAGCCATGTACAGCCTTACTATGATACGAGGGAAGAAGGCCGTGTTCATCGGCCTCTTCCCCTCCCTTTACCGAGCCGAGGTGGTCGAATGTAACCTCGAATGGTCTCCCTGCTGGAAGCCACTAATCGAAGAAAAGGAGGTCAATTATGGTCACAGCGATCCTGCCAGCGACCAACCACAAGCCGAACTGGGTTGAGCTCCAAGTCGACGGATCCCACATGGCCCGAATCTGGGCCCACGCCGTCGAGGTCAAACTCGAAGAGGCCGTGCACCAGTTCATGCTCACCATCGTCGGTCCCAACGACATCACCGAAGCCTTCCTCTGGGTCGACACCATCCTACAAGCCACGGAGTAGCCCGCGCTTTCTTTGAAAAGAAAGCTCCCAAAGAAACTTCACGCGTTGCCCGACAGTGAGGACTCGCCGGGGTGAGAGGCCCGGCAAACCCAGGAGGTAACCATGGACGTACCTGAATCCTTCAGCAAGTGCCGAGATTGCACCTACTGGTACCCCATACCACCCTGGCAAGGCAACTGCAAGCTCCATCCTACCACCAAGCCCCAGTGGAGCCAGGACGCCACGCCACACATGAGAGGCTGCCCCAGTTTCTTACGCAGGGTCCAGCCCGGCATCTATCGCAACGGTAAGCTCGTCAAGGCCCTGTGACACGAGCAACAGTGAGGACAAGGCGGGGTGAGAGGCCCGCCACAAACAAGGAGGCACACGATGCCTAACGGATCAAGCCGATACCACGCCGAGATCAAGCTCACCTGGGACGCTCGAGAGGTCAGAATCAACATCTTCGCCGACACCCTGGTCGAGATCTACCAGGACCTGGCCAATATCTCCGAGCAAATCCCTGGCCCGATCGCCAACGCTGGCCACCGCGAGATCGCCAACGCTGAGCTCAAGGCCAAGCAGCTCCAGAAGGACGGCCTACTCCCCGACAGAGTCGCCAAGAAGATCGCACCCAAGGCGCCGTCCACCCCGATCTGCGTCAACTGCGGCTCCACCAACACCGAGCTCATAAGGTGGGCCGACAAAGAGACCCAGGAAGCCAAGTCAGCCTGGAAGTGCCAGGACTGCAAACAATGGCTGCCCAACGCCAGAAAGGCGTGAGCTCAGGGGGAGAGGGGGAGAGCTCCCCCTCCCCCCCCCCGACAAATAAAAAGAAAAGGAGGACCAGCCCATGCCACAAGACCCAACCATTGAACTAGCCACCCTGGAGGAGTCATCCCAGCCCCTACTCCGATGGCTCCACGACCTCAACGTCGACAGCCCCGAACAACAGAAGACCGCTGAGGATCTGCTGATCTCAGTCCGCCACGCCTGGAAACAGGCGGACGAAAAGCGCAGGGAGCTCACCCGTCCCCTCGACAATGCCAAGCAGGGCATCATCGACCTCTTCAACCCCTACATCAACCGCCTCGACACGGCCATAAATATACTAAACCGAGCGCTCACCGCCTATCACCAACGCCGTGTCGCACTCCGCCTGGACGAGCAAAGGCGAGCCATGGAAACCCAGGCCGTCCGTATAAAGGAAGCCGAGGAAACGGGCGAGGTCGTCGAACCCCTCCTCAAGTTCCCCGACGTCCCGACCGTGGCCAAGACCTCCAGGGCCAACCTGGGCACCGTCACCTACAGAGACGAATGGAATGTTCAGGTGGTCGATGCCACCAAGGTTCCCAGGGACCTATGCGAGCCATCCCTGCCCCGGATCAGGGCCAGGGTCAAATCGGGCGTTATCGATATCCCCGGCGTCCTGGTCACCAAGACAGTCGTCAGCGTGGCCAGGAGCTAACCGATACCAGACAGTGAGGACAAGGCGGGGTGAGAGGCCCGCCACAAACAAGGAGGACAACGATGCCCTACAAGAAGAAGACTTTACGCCACATGCAGCCCATCACCAGGCGCTACGCCCGGATCCTCAACGACCTCGACGGCGTCGCCCGACGCCTCAAGAACCTCACCCAGGACATCGCCCGCCTGGAGCTAGACAGCACCGCCCTGCTCACCGCAACCCGCCAGGACACCAAACACGCTAACCTCGACGAGTTCATGCAGGACCAGGACCAGGACGACAACGGAGCCGAGCTCGAGAAACGGATCGCCGCCGCTGAGATCTTCTACGATCCCACTCTGAAGGAAGTCGATCCCGAGATCCTCCCCGGACAGATCCACTGGGAAAAGGCCGTCGAGGTCCACGCCATCCACGACCCCATCGACAAGACCACCAAGATTCTCTACCAACCGGCACCCGAGGACCTACCGCGCCGGCGCGAGGCCGACAATGAGTAAGCTCATAGACCAGCTCGTCGACAAGGATGACCACCTCATTGAGTTCATTCACCCCTGCCGGGACGGCCGAACACTGGTCCGGTGGTTCTCCAACCCCCTCACCCTCAAAACCCAGCAGCTCCTCCCGAAAGACAGCGCCGACTGGGTCAAGCAGGCCCTACTTCGTACCGGCTACCACCAGACCTAATCACCAGGGCGGGGCCCCGCGGCCTCGCCCTTTTTTTATCGAGGACAACCCCGAACCCGTTTTCCTCGAGCTCCTTTCCCCTATCCCTCGTCGCCCATAACGCCGGTCATTGTGATCATAATCGAGCCCGAACCATGGCGGTTTTCAGGGGTCTCATTGCCGGCCTGATCCACCGGGGTCGGCGGTTCTGCAGCTTCAATACTGGCCCGGGTCCCGCCCTGGTCAGCGGCCCCCGCTAATAAAATTAGCGCCAAAAGCGAAGCGAAGCATACAAAGCGAAGCCTCTTCATTGTGATACCATAGTATACCACAGCACCCCTTGACAACCACAACCCCCACATGGTAGCCTTTTTCTACGATGTTCTCCCCGAAGTTTTCCCCCGGACAAAATCAGCTCCCGAAATCAGCTACCCGAACATTACCGATAACGATGCTTATCGGTAACCTTAACCTCCCCACCGACACGGGGCCAGCGTTTATACTTCCTCAAAATCGAGCGGAGGAGGTGGTCAGATGACCATTGAGACACAGGCCACAACTATTGCCCAGTTCACGTCCTATCTCGACGAGCTGTCCTTAAAGGACATCACGCCCCTATACCGGTGCCAGTCCATCCAGCGGCTCCACGCATTCCACGCCTTCCTTGAAGGCCAGCCTCCCTCGGCCTACATGGGGAAGAAATTCCTCGCTATGCTCCGCGACCGGGGCTACAAGCCGACAGCCGTCCAGGCCTACTACTTCGCCATAAAGCCCTTCCTGGAGTTCATCGAGATTAAGTTTAAGGTCAAGCTTAAGAGAGAGCGTCCACTGCCAGCCTACCATTCCATAGACCAGCTAAATACTATCCTTGCCATCATCGCCGGCCGCACCGACAGATGGGCGAAGGTCAAGCAACGGGACACCCTCATAATGTTGGTTTTTGCCTTCACCGGCTTAAGGGTCTCAGAGCTGGCGAACCTGCGTCTCTGCGATATCTCCAATGGCTTTATCTACGTGAGGCACGGAAAGGGGGCCAAGGACAGAGCTATACCGTTATCTAAGCGTCTGGTCAAACCCCTGAAGTCCTATATCCATAACAATGGCCTGAGCCCCTCCGACAAGCTTTTTGCCATAAAGAATAAGGAGCTATACGGCATCGTCAAGAAATACGCCCTCGCTGCCGGTATCGATGACCTCTCCCCCCATGGGCTACGCCATTTCTTCGCTACGACCCTGGTAGAAAGAGGCGCCAACATTCGCGCCGTCCAGGAACTCCTGGGCCATGCACGGATCCAGACCACCGCCATCTACCTTGACGTCGTCCCCCAGCATCTTAAAAGCTCAATCGACCTGCTCGATAAAACCGTGGGCGCAAGTAAAAGCCCAAGCAGAAGCGTTACTCCATATACATATCCCTGGAAGCATAGAAGTAGAAGTAAAAGCTTAAGCTTAAGCTTAAGCAATGAACAAAAGGGGGCGCCGCCATGTGGCTCAGAATCAAAGAGGGTGAGACCGTCAATGCCACTATCGACTTCAGCTCGATTAAGACCATCGTCAAGCACTGGACCGGGCAGCGAAGCGAACTCTGCCTGGGCACGGGCTGCCCCCACTGCCTGGCCAGGATCCCCAAACGGTGGCGATACCAGGCCAGACTTATTGCTGACGGGAGCTCCCTCGAATGGGAGTTCGGAGAGCAAGCCATGATTGAGCTAAATGCGGTACCCCACGACACCAACTTCGCCCATATCACCATTACCCGACTCGGTGACGTCCGCAATACCCGTTACCAAATTTCGCAAAGCGAAGCGAAGCAGCCAGCCAAATTCAGCTATGCGGCCCGCGCCGAAGAATTAACCCAGGAGTTCATAAGGAGTAAACATGGACACGATGACAGCGACCAAACCAAAGAAGGATAAAGGCTACCACGTAAGGAACTTCGACCCCGAGGCCCGACGGCTGGCCAAGGCCGGCGCATCAGTCAACGCCGTCGATATCGGCGCCTGGATATCCCAGGCCGTCAAGGAGAAGTTCCAGAGGGATATAAAAGGAGGTGAACGCAGTGAAGGTTGAAATCCTACTACCCGACATCACAGGACTCGCCACCAAAACCAGGGTCGATGAGCAAGGACTGGTAACCACCATCAAGTTCGAAGTCAAGATACACCCGGCCAGCCTGGCGCGGATCCTAAACCTCCAACGGCAGGGAGCCCCCCTCTTAGCCACCATTGGCTCACCGCAGGCCACCCTGGACCTGGACATCCATGACGCACCCACTCAGGCACTCATGCCGGCCCAGAAGGAGGCAAACCTATGAAGCTAAGGATACTACGAGTAGCTTTAGAAAAGCAAGACTACGACCTCGCCGCCCATGCCCTCGTTTACGGCATGGTGAAAGCGAAGATACAGGAGAACCAAAAGAATGGCAACAAAAAAGGGAGCCCCCAAGGGCAACCAAAACGCTCGTAAACACGGATTCTACTCCAGGTCCCTGGACGAAGCAGAGCAGCTAGAGATGGAGGAAGCCGTCTATGTCGAGGGCATCGACCAGGAAATCGCACTGCTCCGGATCAAGCTTCGCAAGCTCGTCGAGCATCACCCTGATCGAATAGACCTCCAGCTCGAGGCAGCCAACACCATCGCTCGCCTCGTTCGCACCAGGTACCAGATATCCAAGGAGCAGAAGAACTCCCTCAAAGAGGCCATTACTAAAGTACTAACCGAGGTCGCAGCGCCCCTGGGCATAGGCATCAACATAGCTATGAAGGCAGCAGGCAAATGAAGCTCAGACCGTATCAACAAGAGGTAGCCCGGGCGGTCATAGACAGCATCCAGACCCGCCAGGGCCTCACCTTCTCCGTCGAGATAGCCCGCCAGGGGGGCAAGAACGAGCTGTCAGCTCACCTCGAGGTCCTGCTATTAACCCTTTACATGGCCGGCGGCGGCAGCATCGTCAAGTGCTCGCCAACCTTCAAACCGCAGACCATTATCTCGATGCAGCGCCTTAAGGAGCGCCTTGACGAGTTCGGCTTTGAAGGCATCTATCACACTGAGATGGGATATACCGTCGTCCTGGGCGCCGCCCGGGTCGTTTTCCTTTCAGCCGAGGAGTCGTCCTCAGTGGTCGGCCATACCGCCGATATCCTTCTGGAGATCGACGAGTCCCAGGACGTCAGCAAGGAGAAATACACCAAGGAGTTCCGCCCCATGGGCAGCTCCACCAACGTCACAACGGTTCACTATGGCACGACATGGGACGATTCAACATTGCTAGAAGAAATAAAGCTCTCCAACCTCCAGCTCGAGCAGAGAGACGGCATCAAGCGCCACTTTAGGTTTGACTGGCAAGAGGTATCTAAATACAACCCCGACTATCAACTATACGTAGAGGGCGAGAGCGCCCGCCTTGGCCAGGACCACCCCCTCTTTAGGACTCAGTACCTTCTTCTTCCCGTCAGGGGAGGGGGCGGCTTCCTCACCCGCCAGCAAATCGTGCTTATGATGGGCGCCCACCCGCGGCTCAAAGAGCCCCAGGGCAAAGCCATCTACATTGCCGGCATCGACCTTGCCGGGGAGAGGGAGGAGACCCGAGAGCAGGCTCTCATGGCAGCCAAGCGCAAGCTCGATTCAACTGTCATCACCGTTGCCGAGGTGGACACGAGCGAACCCCAGCGATCGCAGTTCACCCCGAACGAGCCCTCCCTCCGAGTCGTCGAGCAATACCAGTGGACGGGAACGCCCCACAGCCAGCTATACTCCTCGATCGTGGCCACCCTCAAAAAGTGGAATTGTCGGAGAGCCCTCGTTGACGCAACCGGAATCGGGCAGCCTGTGGCCAGCTTTTTGAGAAAAGAGCTCGGCTCCCGGGTAGTACCTTTCACCTTTACCCAGAAAAGCAAAAGCGACATGGGCTTTGAGCTATTGTCGTTCGTCAACAGTGCCCGCCTTAAGTTTTACAAGCAGGACGGCTCAAAGGAATACACGGAAACCATGAACCAGCTCGAGAGGGCCAGGGCCCAGTACCGGCCCAACCAAACCATGAATTTCTACGTCGACCCTTCGGAGGGGCACGACGACTTCCTCATGAGCCTGGCCCTGGTAGCCGAGGCCGCCCGAGACTTCAGCCCCAGAGCAGCCAAAGGAGGCGTCAGAGATGAATGAGTTCACTCCAGCCCAGTTAGCCCGCACGGACACGGCCCGCCTGGCAGCCTATAAAACCAACCTCGACTTCTACCAGGGCAGCCAGTGGCAACAGACATCACGCCATCGCCAGCTCGTGTTCAACTACGCCAAGGTTTCCATAGACAAGGTAACCAGCTATCTTATGCAGGGACTGAGCTTCGCCGCCTACCCGGCAGAGGACAACGACGAGCTCAACGCTAGAACCAGGCGGGCCGAGCAGCTCCTCCGCCAAATATACGAGCAAAACAACCTCCAGCAGCTAGACTGGGAGACCGAGATCGACGCCGCCGTCCTGGGAGACGCCTGCTATAAAGTGATATGGGACACCGACGAGAAGCGAGTCCGGGTCACCGCCCCCGACGTCTCGGGCATCTTCGCCTGGTGGCTTGGTGACGACGTCTCGAAACTGTGGCGAGTGGCCTCCCGTTATACACTTACACAGGACGAAGTCGCCATCCTTTACGGCCGGAGCATCGAAAACAAGCAGGCGACGATAACCGAGCTCTGGACGGCTAAGGACTTCCAGCTCTACCAGGACAATGACCTCACAGAATCCAAGCCCAACCCCTACGGCTTTATCCCCTTCATTATCTTCCCCAACCTCCGTGAGCCGAAGAAGTTCTGGGGCACATCGGACATCCCCTCTCTTATCCAGCCGCAGCGGGAGCTTAACCGTGCCCTCTCTCAGCTGTCCCGGATCCTGGAGCTATCCGGAAACCCCATCGCCGTCCTCGAGAACATCGGCTCGGCCGAGGACATCAAGGTTCAGCCCGGAGCGGTGTGGACGATACCCGAGGACGCCAAGGCCTACTTGCTCGATTTACTTCAAGGCGGCGGAATCAGATTGCACATAGACTACATTGACCTGGTCTACCGTACCCTACACGACGTCTCTGAGATGCCCAGGGCAGCCTACGGCGGCATGGAGAGAGACCTCTCGGGCACCGCCATGAGCATCGAGCTGGGAAGTTTAGTCCAGAAGGTTACCAGAAAGAGAACCATCCGCACCAACGCCTATCACCAGCGCAACGACATGATCCTGAGACTAGCCCAGGAGTACATGAGCGAGAACTTCCAGAGCATACAACATCGTGTGCTGTGGGGCCCCATACTACCGCAAGATGTAGCCCGCCAGGCCCAAAACGAGCAGCTACTCGTCCAGGCGGGAGTCCACAGCCGACGGACAGCCATGGACGAATTGGGGGTCCAGGACCCCGACGACGAGTTTAACAGGTGGTTAGAGGAGAGAAAAAAGATCCTGGAAATGAACAAGGAGTTTAGGACACAGTCCACTCGTGGCGGAGCGAGAGAGAGAGCGATTGCCGCAGAGATGGAAGTGCCTGAGTAATAACTCAAAGGAGTACCTATGCCAGAAGATCCAAAAGAAGAACACAAGGAAACTCCAGAAACTCAAGGAACTCAAGCAACCGCTAACGGCGCCCCTACCGCTGAGGAACTGGCCGCCATGAAGGCCGAGTTCGACCAGGAGAAGAAGGCCATCGCCGCAGCCCAGACTATGATCACCGAGAAGGACGCCCGCATCGCCGAGCTGGAGGCACAGCTAGGCGAAGCCAGGAAGGGCAGCGAAGCGACCACCACCGAGCTCACCCGGGCGAAGGAAGCTCACACGAAAGCCGTGGCCAAGTACCTGGATGCCGTCAGGCTGGCCAACACCAGCCTGCCAGGCGACGTCCTCGCTGGAGCCACCATCGAGGAGATCGACGCCTCCGTGGCCAGGGCCCAGGCCATCGCCGAGTCGGTCAAGAAGTCCATCGAAGCCCAGGCCAGGCAGACCAGGGTCCCGGCGGGAGCACCACCCAGAGGCGAGATATCCCTTGAGGGCCTATCCCCCAGGGAGAAGATCGCCGCGGGAATCCAACAAAAAGGAGGAACTAGCTAAACATGTCGATACTGTTAGCAGAAGCATCTAAGCTTGCAACCGATATCCTGCTGAAGGGTATCATCGAAACCATCGTCAAGGACAGCCCCATTTTGCAGAAGCTGCCCTTCATTCAGATTGTTGGTAACAGTCTGAAATACAACAGGGAGAGGACACTCCCCACGGCTGCGTTCTACGCCCCCGTAACAGGTACCTGGGCGGCCAGCCCTCCCACATTCGAGCAGTGCTCGGCCTCCCTCACCGTCCTGGGAGTCGACGCCGACGTGGACAACTTCCTCAAATCCACCAGGAGCAACGTCCAGGACCTGGAGGCCGCCTGCATCGAGCAGGCCGCCAAGGCCGTCAGGCACAAGTTTGAGGACACCTTCCTCAACGGCGAGGTCACCGGCGACGCCAACTCGTTCGACGGCCTGTGGAAGACCATGAAGGGCACGCCCTGGGCAGCCTCCACCGCCTACGTCCTGGGCGACCTCCGCCTACCAGCCCTCGGCCTGGAGAACGGCTTCCGGTACGAGTGTACCACTGCCGGCACCTCGGGAGGCTCAGCTCCCACCTGGCCAATCATCGAGGGCGCCACCGTCGCAGACAACACCGCCACATGGACATGCCGCCTGGGCAACCACAAGGGATCAGGAGCCAACGGAGCCACCCTGGCCCTCAGCGCCATCGACCAGCTCATAGACCTGGTCCGGGGCGCCAAGCCCGACTTGCTCTTGATGAGCCGCCGGTCCAGGAGGAAGATCGTCGGCCTGGCCAGGGCAGCCGGCACCAACCTCTTAGTCGGAGAGGGCAAGCTCGGCGAGATCGTCGAGTACTTCAACGGCATACCGGTCGCAATCTCCGACTGGGTCAAGGACAGCTACACCGTCGGCTCCTCCACCGACTGTTCCGCCATCTTCGCCTTCCAGGCAGGAGAGGGCGCCGTCTGCGGGCTGACCAGCCCGGAGATGCTGCAAATCGAGCGTCTTGGCTCCCTGGAAACCAAGGACGCCGCACGTACCAGGATAAAGTGGTACGTCAGCATGGCCGACTTCTCGATAGTCAAGTGCGCCATGCTCACAGGGGTGAGAGACTAAAACGAGTTCATAGAGTTGCTGGAGTTTCTAGAGTTGAAACACAACAAACCCAACAAACTCAAAGAACTCCGGCAACTCAACAAACCCAATGAACTCAACGAACCCAAGGAACTGAGATGAACCTAGTTGAAATGACAGCCCGGGTCCGAGAGGACCTGCAGGACACAGACAGCCAGAACTACCGCTGGACGGACGACGAGGTCGATGGAGCCATACTCCGGGCAGTGGACGAGTACTCCATCCACGCCCCCATACAGCAGCAGAGCGATATCGTTACTACCAACGACGACAACGAGCTCGTCATCTCCTCCCTATCCGGCATACTAAAAGTCGAGGCCGTCGAGTTTCCCCTCGGCGAGACGCCGCGCCACCTCCAACACATCGACTACTATGCAGGCAAGCTCTATATGCAGGACGACGGCGACGGCAGCAACGCCCGGGTGCGATGGCTGAAGAAGCATACCCTGGCAGCCGGCTCAACGACCATACCGGTGGAGCACGACGAGATTCTTGTCCTCGGCGCGACAGGCTATCTAGCCATGTCAGCCTCGGCCAACACAGTGGACAGGGCCTTCATTGCCGGCCATTACGGCACCACCAGCTACAAGGCCTGGGGCATAGAACGCCTCAAACGCTACGACATGAGATTGAGACAGGTGGACCAGGCCAACAGAGTGACGCAGAGACAGCTCTATACGGAGGAGTGAGGAACGATGAACAAGGCAAAAGGAGCGATTAAGAAGATGAGCCAGATCAAAGACGCCATCTCAACAAACCCCACAAACTCAAGGAACTCAACAAACTGCAGAGAGGGCCTACCCAAAGAAGCCTTCGCCATCGTCGGCGACCCCAAAGACCCGGAGACCTGGAAACTACCCCACCACACTAAAGCCATTCTCCGGTCCCGAGGTCGGTTAGACCTGGAGAAGTCGGTCGACTGGGACCGCATGCCGGCGGCAGTGGCAGCTCTATCCCCGGGCGGATATCGAGGAGAGAGAGTCCAGGCCTCAGAGGAGGACATCATCAAGGCCGCCAGGCATCTGGCAGCCCATTATGCGGCGGCCGATAAGCCGGTCCCCGACACCCTGGGAGCTCTCACTTAATTAGTTGGCCTGCGCCAACAAATTAGGGAAAGGAGGTTTATATGAGTGACTTTATCCCTGTGGAAGTATCAGCAGCACTAGGCTTGTTCATGGGCTGTCTGGCCAGAGCACTATTGCCCTTCCTAAAGAAGAAATTCCAGGAAGCCGACGCAGGCATAAGATGGGAAGGCAGATACACCTGGACCCTGGCGTTCGCCATCTTCATGTCCTTCGTGGCAGCCACATTCCTGCTACCAGCCTTTGAGATACCAGAGGCCAACGTCTTCCCCCTGGCCTTCATCATGGGCTGGTCGTCCCTGGACATAATCAACGGCCTGGCGAAGTAGGAGGAAAACATGCAACTAAGAATCAGGACACAGCAGGTAATAGACTGCCCCAGGGAAAGGCGGGTCGTCCCCCTCCACGCCCTGGCAGCCGGCGCAAATCACGCCCAGCTCACATGCCGGCGCTGCCCCCACCACAAGAAGCACACCTGCGGCTACCTCACCTGTACATACCAGGGACGGGAGACCACTTGAAGACGTCACTCGGCAAACTCTGGCTAGACGTCCGACAGTTCCTCAATGTCTACCAGGAGTGGCATGCCCTGGTCAACGGATTCTCAGAGGTCCTTTGCCCCTGGCCTCCCAGGCATAAGCCCTCACCCGAGAACGAGAAGGACATCGCCGACGAGTACCACTACTACATGTTCGGTCGGGCCCTGGGGATCCTGGCGTGGATTACTATAGCTTGTGTCATCAAGGAGATCTTCTGGTGAAGCTCAAAGACCAAATTTGTCATTTGGATTTTGACATTTGGATTTCTCCGAAGGAGGACCATGGCTAAATCAGGACTAAGGCACATAGACGTCGGAGCCGAACTCACCAAGACGGAGTGGGAGAGCGAGGACAGCCACGAGCTGCTCCACGGCACCAGCTTCCCCGGCACACCGGTCGAGCGCCAGCTATTCTACCGGGACGACGAGCACAAGTGGTACATCTATAACGCCTCATCCTGGGTCTGGCTGGGCGGCGGCGGTGGTGGCATGTCCGACCACGGCAACGAATATCACACCCCAGACTTCGCCGAAGCCACTCACACCCACGCCCAGCTCCACACCCAGGGCACAGACACCGCCCTGGGAGCACTCGGCACCAAGAACCCGCCCATCGATGCAGATAAGGCCATCTTCAGGGACAGCGCAGACTCCGACAACCTCAAGACGTCCACCTGGTTCCAGATTAAGGCCTTCCTCAAGACCTACTTCGATACCCTTTACGCCACCCTAGCCCATACCCACGCCCAGCTACACGACCGGCAGCATGGCATAGCTACTACTGCCGACCACACTAGCGCTATCACCGCCGGCAAGATGGTCAAGGCAGACGCAAACGGACTGCCGGCAGAAGCTACCAACACCGACACCGAAGTCGCCGACGCTGTCACCAAAAAGCACTCCAAGGTAATCAGCTTGACCTTTATCATAGACGGCGGAGGCTCAGCCATCACCACCGGCCAGAAGGGGCACATTGAGATACCCTTCGCTTGTACCATTACTGGCTGGACTCTCCTGGCCGACCAGTCCGGCAGCATTGTCATCGACGTCTGGAAAGATACCTACGCTAACTTCCCTCCCACCGTAGCCGACACCATTGCCGGCTCGGAGAAGCCAACGCTAAGCTCAGTCCAGAAGAACCAGGACCTCACCCTCACCACCTGGACAACCGCCGTGTCTGCCGGCGACATCCTCGCCTTCAACGTCGACAGCGTTGCCACGGTAACCAGGGTCACCCTCAGTATCAGGGCGGATAAAACCTAATGGCAACAATTCTCACCGACAACTTCAACAGCTACACCGACGGCAACCTCGGCGGCCAGGGCAGCTGGCAGGCCTACCTCACCAACCTCAGAGTCCAGGGCACCACCGTCAAAGAGGGCGCCAAGGCCATCGACAACGGCACCTCGACCGACGGCGTCTGCCATAAAGGGGGCACCGCCCTCACCGCCGGCAAAATAACCCTCTACGCCCTGATGAAAGATCATGCCTCCTGGACCGCCGGCCGACGCCTGGAGTTCAGGTGCATACAGGGCAGCGATTGGGGCGGCTCACCCTTCATCGACGTCGCCTTTTTCCAGGACGGCTACATCAAACTCTGGGACGGCGCCACCTCCTGGGTCAACATCCAGACCTACAACGACGACCAGTGGTACTGCGTAGAGATTGAGTGGAGAAACACCCCGGACTATAAGTTCCGCGTCCGCATCGACGGCGGCACCTGGACCAACTGGTACGCCGGCTATGGCGGAAACTGGACATCCGGCCTCAACCGGGTCGGCATAGACATGTACTGCAACCTCTCCTACAAGCAGTTCCTCGACTACATCGCCGAGGAGCCAATCTCAGCTGGCCTACCCACACGCTCCCACGCCTTCATTATCGGATAAGATGAAAACCCTATCAGCCACCCTGTTAGCCGCCCAGAAGAAGCCCCGCCGCACGCCCTACGTCGAAGCCAAAGTCTATGACTACGAGGCCGGAATCAAGAGGCTGTCCTGGACCAGACTCTATACCGGCTCAGAGCCCGACAACCATCACGGCATAGCCTTCGACGGCAACGGAGACATGCACCGAATTCGTGCCGGCGCCGGCGGCGCCCTTTACTACCAGAAACAGGACTGTCCCTTCGATACACCCCCGACCTTCCCCATGACCTTCCCCTTCCC